AGATCCACGCGGTCGAAGAGGGAGACCTGCACACCATAACGCGGCGGACGCAGTACCGTGCAAACGTAAGCAAAAAATAACCTAAAAACGATAATACAATGGGAGTTAAAAGTGGAAACAAACGGCGCGTGTACCTGACTACTGGAGCCAGCACCACTACGCGCACTTGGATTGCCGGTGAGCAGTCCAACAGCGTCAACTATACGAACAACGCCATCGACGCAAGCGACAAGTCCACCGAGTGGGATCAGTTCATTTCGGGAAACAAGTCGTGGACGGCTTCGGCGACGTTCAACCTCGACAACTCGGCCACCCAGCAGCAGAAGACCCTCTTGCAGTCGCTGATCAGCGGCGCGGAAGTGACGATCTTCATCGGAGAGCTGGGTAGCGGCAACGGCGTTGTCGAAGGAATGGCTGGCACGGCCATCATCTCGGCAATCAGCGAGACCGCCGAGCGGAACGGCATCATCACCCGCGAGGTCACGTTCACCGGCAGCGGTGCTCCTACCGTAACCTATCCGGCCTAACGATGGTAAACCCACGCCAGACGATCAAGATGCAGGGGGTGGAGGTAGCGTTACTTATCACCCCCTCTCTTTACAAGAGGTCGCTGACTGACGGCCTCGACCTCACGCTGCATGACCCAGAAGACGCAGCGGAGGTGTGGCAGGTGTATGTCAAGCACGTTTACCTCGCCTATCGCAACGCCATCGACGTGGCGGCATACGACGGCCATAGCGGGCCGAACAAGGTCTTTGAACTGATAGACTTCGAAGAATGGGCCGCTGGCGAAGGGAAGACCCGTTTCGCTGAACTCATGCGCGTTATCGTGGAGTTCAAAACGGGCAAGACGCTGGAGGAATTGGCGAAGGAGAACAAGGCGGCAGGTAAAAAAAAAGCCGTGACGTTTCGCTCCTGGAGGCATGGGAACCGCGCCGCGACTGGCTCATAGGATGCTGCGGAAAGACCGAGCGCGAGGCAGAGGTGACGGGGTGGGTGGAGCTCCGTGCATTGGAAAAGGGCTTCGAAGAGCGAGAACACCGAGAGTGGGAAAGGGCAAGGTTCATCGCCCACTTGAACTACCTGGTGCAGCCGGTGTGGGGGAAGGGTCAACAGAGGGAGAAGGACCCGCGCAGGTTCCACCCGTTCCCCTGGGACAGACCAACTGAGAAGGAACTGCACCCGGAGATTGTGAAGGTGAGCAAGAAGGACATCGAGAAACTGAACAGAATCTTTGAGAAAGTACAAAAATGAGTCTCTTAGGCAATATATGGGTTAAGCTGGGCTTGAAGTCCGATGACTTCAACAAAGGCATTGATGCCGCCGAGAAAAAGACTTCGAAATTCAGCGCGGCGATGAAGGGTGTCGCGGCACGGGTCCTATCCGTGGCGGCGGCGCTCAAGGTATTGCTTTCATCCGCAAAGATTATCGCTGATTTTGAGGCGGCGCAGTCGCGCCTTGCATCAATCCTCGGCACGTCTGTCGAAAAAATCGGGGACTTGACAAAGAGCGCGCGTGACCTCGGCAGTAAGACGCAATACACCGCATCCCAGGTGACGGAATTGCAGACGGAGCTCGCTAAGTTGGGCTTCACGGCAAAAGAGATCACGGATATGCAGGAGGGGGTGCTGAAATTCGCGGCGGCTGTCGGCACCGACCTTGCAAGCGCTGCAGCACGAGCGGGTGCTACGATGCGCGGCTTCAATCTTAGTGCATCAGAGACAAACGATATGCTGGCCGTAATGGCCGTAAGCACATCGAAGTCGGCCCTTTCGTTCAGCTATCTGGATTCCACGCTCGGCAAACTCATCCCCGTAACAAAGGCGGTCGGGCTCGATACGCGGGCCACTATCGCCCTGCTTGGAACACTCGCCAACGCTGGTATCGATGCGAGCAGCGCAAGCACGGCCCTGCGCCGCGTTATGGGTGAAGTCGGGAACAGCAGCAGCAAGTTGAACCGGAAGCTTGGCAAGCAGCCGAAGACGATGGAAGATCTGGTCGAGGGTCTTACCAAGTTAAAGGACGGAGGGATGGGCGTTACTGAGGCTTTCGACCTTGTCGGCAAGTATGCCGGTCCGGCCTTCCTCGCCCTGGTAAATGGCGCTGACTCCTGCCGTGAGCTATACGGAGAGCTGCAGAATACAAACGGTGCGCTCGATGAGATGTACCGGACGATGACTGACAACGTAAAAGGCTCCGTCGACAAACTGAAATCCGCTTGGCAGGACTTCGTCATTTCACTCAGTGCAAGTAAGGGACCCATCAAATGGGTCATCGACCGTCTTACTGATCTTGTTACGCTTGTCAACAAGGGTGTCACCGGTTTCAAGTCTGACAAGATAGACAAACGTGTCGGCGACAGGATGTTGGAATGGCGCGACCTCGGCTTGACGAAGGAGGATATGGCCGAAGAGGTCGAGTACCGTGAAGCGAGGCTGAGGGCGGCGAAGGAGCGCGGGGCTTCGAAGCGAGAGATAAAGAAACTGGCCGAGGACGTAGTAATCGCATACAACGCGATGAAGGACTTGACCAAAGAGATGGACTCTGTAGTAAGCAGTACGGGCGGCGCTGGCTCAGGTAGGGAAGAGGAAAACGAAGCCCTTGACGAATTGCTCAAGAAGATGGGCCAGGAGAAGGGATACCGTAAGGATTCTATCGGGTGGCTTCAAAAGCAAATCGAGAAAAAGCAAGAGCTGCGAAAGGAGTCGACAGACGTGAAGGAAATACAAACCCTCAACACGGAAATCGATTTACTGCAGAAGAAGGTGGCTTTACTGCAGAACGCGAAAGAGTTGAGCGCCCTGCCAGAGTTATCTGCGCCAACCGGCAAAGCGATTGCGACCGGGAATGGCGGAATCAAGGCGGACCTCAAGCACACCGAGGAAGAAGTTGATGAGTTCCTCGCAAAACTGAGAAAGCAGCAAGAGCAAGCAGAGGATATTGCCGATGGCTTCGCGTCTGCATTGCAGAACGGGATAGTCAGCGCCCTGGACGAACTTGCCAACGCGATCGGCACGGGCGATTGGGACACCGGGGCGATGCTCAAGGCGCTGGTCACGCCTCTTGCTGACATGGCTATCAGTGCGGGTGTCATCATATCGGGAGTCGGCGAGGCGGTCGAGGCTTTGAAGACGTCGTTGACAAGTCTCCAGGGGCCTATCGCCATAGCGGCTGGTGCAGCCCTCATCGCGGCGGGTGTCGCTGCGAAGGCGGGTCTTGCGGCTTTGGCGAAGAAGGGCGGCAGCGGCAGCTCGGCAAGCGGTGGATCGTCGAACCCGTACACCTATACGGGAGGCTACGGCGTTACCCCTGCAGCCGCAGGGTACGGCGGGCAGATAGAGCTCGGAGGCACCGTCACCGTGAAGGGGCAGGACATCCAGATCGCCCTGGACAACTACAATAAGAATCGCAAGAGATAGACGGCTATGGCTTACGGACTGCTGCTATACAAAGAGATTACGGCCCCGGAAGGGACTCATCGGCTTGAGGTCTACAAGGACGGATACACGGGTACGGCCATTGAGATTGACGGACTTGTCCGCGATTCCATCGTCCTGAGCAAGAACGCGGGAGAGGTCTCTGACGCGATCACGACAAGCGTGCTTTCTTTCGCGCTCTACGATACGGGGCAGATAGATTACTCGCAACTGTTCACGCCTAACGCCACATTGTTCAAGGTGGTTCTCAAGCTGGGAGGTGTGGCCCGTTGGACGGGTTTCCTCACGCCTGACAGTTATAGTGAGAACCTTTCGTACCGCGATGCGATTACGCTTACGGCACGCGACAACCTGGGCAGGCTGAACGACTACGACTTTTCGCTGGCGCGTGGGCAGATGCTCTCCGTCAGATCCATCATAAATTCCGGCTTGTCGGTCGCTGGCGTGGCTATGGGTGTCACGTTCACCACGGCGAAGGTTGCGAGCTCTCCGGCCACGATCCTTGCGGTGGATGGTCTTGTCAACACGTCGCTGCTGCAGGGGAAGACGTGGCACGCTGCGCTGACGCTCCTGCTTGAAGGGCTCGGAATGACGTTGTCGTGGAACGAGGGCAACACCTTCGAAGTGCGCGACATCTCGCAGGCTCCTTCTTCTACGCAGCAGGCATTCTTCATCAACAAGAGCGGCTTCCGCCAGATCCGCCCCGCGTGGAAAAAC